GCACGTTTTTTTACGCGAATCAAAAAATCAAAATATATGTTACAGAAAATCAAATCAATAAAAACAGATACGTTAATACCCTACGCGGGTAATAGCCGAACGCATAGCGCCGAGCAGGTCGCGCAGATTGCTGCGAGCATTAAAGAGTTTGGATTCAACAACCCGGTGCTGGTTGATGCCGACGGCGGAATCATTGCAGGGCACGGCAGATTGCTCGCAGCGCAGAAGCTCGGACTCAATGAGGTGCCTACTATTTGCCTAGATCATCTATCCGATGCGCAGCGCCGGGCTTACGTAATCGCCGACAACAAGCTGGCGCTAAATGCCGGATGGGATGAAGAGGCATTGCAGACTGAACTGGCCAGACTACAAGAGGAGCACTTTGACATCGACCTGCTTGGTTTCGATGACGACGAACTCGCATTGCTGATCGCAGAAGACGAAGAAACCGAAGGACTGACCGACGATGACGAGGTTCCAGAAATTGCGGAGCAGGCCGTAACAGTTGAAGGCGACATATGGATCCTTGGTCAGCACCGCTTAATGTGCGGCGACTCAACAAGCATTGACTCGGTGGAGAAACTGATGGGCGGTGTAAAGTGGGACGTTTGCGTATTCGATCCGCCTTATGAGTTGACTGAACTCTACAATCATATTCCACAATACAAATCAGGGAAACTTGTGGTTATGTGGGACTTTAAAAGATTTGCACAAGCGGCTAGCTCAGCATTGACTAAAGGGTGGACAGCGCAATATGAGTTTATATGGGATTGTGTTCAGTCCTGGTATACCCCAAACAGACCGCTTGCGAGACATAAAGCTCTTGGCGTATTTGGTGACGATCTGTATTTTGACACTGATTCATCCGTAATTAAAGACGGAAAAAAACGAGAGGCTAAGATTGTCAGAAATACGCGAGGGGAATGTAATTATACGCCATTGGATGGGGCGAAGCATATCGCAACAGTGGAGACATTTCCGAATACACAGCAATCAGACGAACACGGGCATGGTAAACCGATTGCATGGATTCAAGCAATCTTCGCCGGGATAGGTGGAGATATTTATTTCGATATGTTTGGCGGATCAGGTGCTACAATGATCGCTTGCGAAAAGCTTAAAAAAACGTGTAACACAATGGAATTGGATCCAAAATTTGCAGACGTCATCATCAAGCGCTGGCAAGACTTCACAGGCCAAGATGCAGTGCACGCAGAAACCAACAAAAGTTTTAATAAGTCATTTTGATGGCACACAATATCAAATTTGATTTAGTGCGCAAAAAAGCTTTGGCCAACATATTGGCTAAGGTTAAAGACGGCAAAACGCTGACAGCAGCAGAACAGCGCACGCTGGACGACGAGGAACGCAGGTCAAAGGGAATGCGCGAAAATCGCACAGCCGAAGCGATGGCAATCGAATACAGCGTCACAAGGCAAACTATTGTCAGGTGGGGCAACATGAATGCACCGTTTGATAATGACTTTGAATTCTGGTGCTGGATGGTAAAGAACAGGATCAAGGGCGGCAGTAATTGGCGCAGGAATTACGAAGACGCAAATGCTGTGGAGTGCAAAAAATGGCGGGATGAAAATTTTAAACAAAAGCGCAAAACGATACCAAAATGCACAAAATCGGTTGAGGAATTGCGCGACGAGTATTTGGCAGAACTGCAAGACGCAAGGGACAAGGGAGACGAGGATCGAGAAAAGGTTGCGTTAAATGCTTACTTGAAAATCGACAAACAAATCCGGGACACTGCACTCGACGAAAAAAAGCTAGGAATCGAAAAGGGCGAAATGCTTGCCCGCTCAGAAGTCGAGCGCATTCTGGAAAATATCTGCTGGGCCGGGAATGCTAGCTGCGACAAGTTCGGCAAGCAGATTGCGGAGCGACTTAGCAACAAGGCGCCGGCTGACATTTACAGGATCCTTGCGCCTCTACTGACTGCGCTTATGATATTTGAGCCAGTGCGGAAACTGAAAACCGCGCCAGGGAACATTAACTTGCCCGAGTGGGTAATCGAATGTTTTGAGACTGAGCGCAAACAATACTTAAAATGACACTACCTAAACCAGAACGCCAGGACCCGGTCGCATGGTGCGAGCAAAATATCCAACTGGATTACGGCAACTTTAAGCGCGAAAATCACCCGCTACTTGTTGACGTACTCAATGCGGCAGCAGATGAGCGCGGCGCTTATGTCGGCCTGATTGGATCGGTTCAGCACATTAAGACTTTAACTGCGCAGTTACTGCAATTGTACTCGTTGCACGTATCGCCAGCAAGCGCGGCCCATTACGATTTAACCGGGGACGCGCTAAAGGAATTTAGTGACGACAAATTCACGCCACTTATTGACAGCACGGAGCGCATTCTGAAACTGATACCAGACCAGCAGTACCGGAAAACCAAGCTTTACACCAGCACGCCGCTGGGGCATGTAAGATTGCTTTCTGCAAACGTACTTGCAAACCGAAATTCTAAAACGCTCGAACGCATTACAGCGGATGAGTCGTGGGCATATAAGGACGAGGAAAAATGGCTTGAACAAATTCACTCGCGGCAAAATTCGTTCAATTGGCAATGGCAAATGTTTCTGCCGTCGTCCGGGCAAACCGAGGGCAGCGAGCTAGACCAGCTATGGCAGCGAAGCACTCAAAAGACTTGGCACGTTAAATGTCCATGCTGCGGGGAAGAGATTGCGTATTTATGGAAGCAGCCGCCAGTCGATGGCAAGGTGCCGCCTGGTGGCATCCGGTACGCTAGCCGCGAAGAGGTCACAAATGCAGACGGTGACATTGACTGGGTAGCGCTGCGGGATTCAGTTTATTATCAATGCCAGCTTTGCGAAGGTCGCATTGATTGGGATCCCGGCGCACAACATGAGCGCAACTTGTCCGGGCGTTACGTGCAGATGAACAGCAACCCTGACCCGCAATGCGATTTTTATCACTACAACGCTTTAGCACATGCACCCTGGCCGGAGCTTGTCACAAAATGGAAGCGAGCCACAATAGCACGCAGCCGGGGCGACTTGTCCGGGCTTGAGGAATTTGTTCGCAAACAATTGGCGCAGCCGTGGAATGAGTCAAATTATGTGAGCGCGGAAAAGATCGAGCATGCGCGGGGCGATTATGCGCTTGGCGAAGCATGGCAGCCGCCCGGAGCAGAGCCGATAATGTTCTGCACGGTGGACGTGCAAAAGGATCACTTTTATTTGATTGTGCGGGCGTGGGCTATCATAAACGGCGAATTGCACAGCCGATTAATTGAGCGGGAGAAAGTTTACAGCTCAGGCGCAATTTGTGATATTGCAGACAAGTACGGACTGGCGGGCGCTAATATGTCGCGCGTATTTTTAGACGGCAACTACAACTCGATCCAGGTGCAGCGCTTGGCTGCGGAAAACTTTTGGATCGTATTCCGTGGAGACAAAGCGCGAGACTTTCGGCACGCTGACGGATTGCGCAGAATTTACGCCGAGGCCGACTACATCGATGTGGGCGAGGGTACAATCGGAGCCGGGCGCAAACTTGTACCGCAGATCAGATTTAGCAACGGCGAGGCGCTCAACCGATTGTCACTAATTCGAGGCATTAAAGGCCGGGACGGTGCGCCAGTGTGGACGTATGCAAAAGACGCAGGTGCAATCTATGAGCGGCAGATCAATGCCTGGCAGAAAATCAGCAAGACAAAACCAAGCGGCGAGGTTTATTATGATTTTATCAACCGGGACTCTCACAATGATCACTTCGGTGACTGTGAAAAAATGAATATCGTTTGCGCTGCAATGGCCGGCTTAATTGGGGTCGATACTGAGCCGGATAAAAAAGATTAAAAAAAGTATTGCACTTTTTGAAATGACCGCTTATTGTTGGGGCATGGAAAACGTAACAACACTAATAAACGACAACGGCGATAAATATTATTCTCGTTACAATGAAAACGGCGAACGCGAGTATTCGTTTAGCATTGATTTTGAAGATATTTGGACAGACGCCGAAGAGGATTATATTAATGATATGGAGGGATACATAAAACCCGCCATAATTAAAACACAGTATGGCCAATCAATTGAAATTGATGCTAAGACAGTAAAATCTGCAAAACAAAAAGCCTCAAATTGGGCGCAATTTGGAATCGGAAATATTACGCTAGAGATTGGATCTGAAATATATCAGCGCGAATTTTGGCAAAATAACAATAGATTTGGCTGGCACAAGTGGAAACAAATTGCGTAATAGCACCACACATAAACAAAACTTGACAACGACCCCTTCGGGGACTGCGAGAAAATGAACATCGTTTGCGCTGCAATGGCCGGCTTAATTGGGGTAGATACTGAACCGGATAAAAAAGATTAAAAAAAGTATTGCACTTTTTGAAATAGCCGCTTATTGTTGGGGCATGGAAAACGAAACAACACTAAGCAAAGATTTAACAAACAAAGCGCAATGGGTTTGCGATTTAATGAAACAAGACGGAGTAAAGCCCGAGCAAGTTACTGACGAAATGTGCATTGCATATTTGCAAACGGTTAATAAAAAAATTCAAATGATACAAAGCAAGTTGCTTACAGATCAAAACGCGAAAAAAGAATTTTCCAAAAAAATCCTAGCCGACATCGCATAATGGAAAGTATTTTAACAGAAAAACCGAGCGACCCAAATGGGTTGCTCACCACGCTGGGTTCTGCCCCGCTCGATGGGGCGATGGAATTTGAGATCGTGGTGACTGATGCCAGCATGATGAAGATGTCTGTAGCTGAGAATCGGGAGCTAGTAAAATGCTACGAGGCGCTCAAGGCAGAAGCGATCCGCAAAGGCTGGATAGTTGAGGAATACATCGACCCACGCACACAAGAACATGCGGCAAGATTCACTCCGCAGAACATCGAAGGCGTTGCCGCATCCTGACTACTTCTAACTTTCAATACCGTCTAGCACCACACATAAAGAAAACTTGACACAAACCCCGCTTGCTCTAATTTTGTAGCATGCGGGGTTTATTGTTTACAATCTGGATACATGCGGGAAAAACCGCATCCAGTACCATTGACGCGCTTGAGACGCTGACGCTTGGCCAGTTTGAGTCAGTGCAGCACGGCGGCGCGCGCATGGTCCGGGCATCCCTTTCCGGCAAATCTTTTGACTACGAAATGCCCGCAAATTGGGGCCAGCATGATTTTATTGAATCAATTCGCGAGTGCTACAAGCAAGTTCTCACGCAAGGCGCAGCCGGTCAAATGACTGACAAGGAACTGCAAGACTATTTATTAGACACAAATAACCAAGTGACCGATACAATGTTTGTCCGGGTGAACAATCACAGCAGCTATGGCCGTTAAACCTATCAAGCGCGCTCGCAAAAAATACAACGCAAGCGGCAACACGTACAACAGCCGCAGCGGGTCAAGAGAATTTTATGCAGGCGGGCGCAATGATCAGCGCAGGCTGACAAATCAGCGGTCCGCGCTTGCCAAAGACATCAGCGAAATGATGACGGCAAATCGTCATAAAATGATGCTTTGCGATGCGCGATATATTTACCAGTCATTTTCTAGCGTGGCCGGGGCGGTCGATCAGCGCAGCAACTACGTTTATGGCGGGTCATGGCGTTTGCAATCGATAAGCCAAGATCAAGACTTTGCAAAAGCGGTCGAGGAAGATTTTAAAACACTTGATCACGCATTCGACATCCGGGGCGTCAATTTTAGTTTGCGCAAATCAATATGGAGAGCCAGCAAAACGCTAGACGTTGACGGCGACTTCTTTGCAATCTTGACTGAGCAGGAGGACACCGGCTTCCCGAAAATTCAATTCATTGAAGCGCACCAGGTCGGCGATTGGGGCGACGTGTCTGGGGGATATGTTAATGACTCGAAAGCATACGCGGGATTAAAGATTTGCGCAGGCGTCATTTTGGACGACTACAATGCGCCATTGGCTTACAGGGTAAAGGACGACGACAGGCCGCGAGGCTTCCAGGACGTGCCTGCTCGATCAGTCGTTCATTTTTTGGATACTAAATGGTTTACTCAGACGCGCGGGCAACCGTCAATCGCGGCCGCTGTCTTGGATTGGTACGACCTTAGCGAAACGCGCGACGCGCAAAAAGTTAAAACAAAGGTCAATTCAATCTTAACTTTGATCGAGTCGAACGAGTCCGGGACGCGCGACACTGCAAAAAATTTAATGGGACTAGGCGGCAGCGACAACACGCCAGCGACTACATACATGGATAGCGGAATGATTCGCATTATTAAAAACGGCGGATCACTTAACGCGCACACGGCAAACGACCCGCCGGAAGCTTGGCAAAAGTTTACCAAGACAGTAGAGCAATCTGCATTTTATGCTCTAGGATGGCGGCGCGAAATGTTAGACAGTTCAGAGGTCGGCGGCGCAGGCGTCCGAGGATTTGCGGCAGATATTAACAAATCTATTGCAGCGCGGTGCGAATGCTTGGAGTACGGATTCAAGCGCATTGCTCAATACATCATATCCAAGCGGGCGCAAATGGGAGCTTACACTTTGCCTAAGGATTGGTACAAAATCACATTTACTAGGCCGCCAGAGTTTACAGTCGATGAAGGCCGCATGCGTGCAGCAGATATTGAGGACTTGCGAGCAGGTTTGACAACAGCTACAAACATAATCGAGCGCAGAGGCCGCGACTTTGAGGAGGAAATGACGCAACGCGCAAGAGAGATCGTTTTGACGAAACGCATTGCAGAGGCAAACGGTCTCGATTACAGGGAGCTATCTTTAATCACACGGCCCGGAGATATTGTGCCGGGGCAACAATTAACTAATACAGACGATGAATAATAACACATGGTACAACATGGCAGCACGAAGTGAGTCTGAGGCTGAAATCAGCATTTACGGACCTATCGGAGGCTTTGACATTAACGCAAAAGACTTTGCAGAAGACTTGAAAGGCATGGAAGCCGACACAATTCATTTGCGAATTGATAGTCCAGGCGGTAGCGTTATCGACGGAATCAGCATCTTTAACGCATTGCAACGGCATCCGGCAAAGGTGATCACACATATTGATTCTCTTGCGGCCAGCATGGGGTCAGTTGTCGCAATGGCTGGCAATGAGATTCGCATGGCAAACAATGCTTTGCTAATGATACACGAGCCTTGGACGGTTGCAATGGGCAACGCTGACGAGTTGCGCAAAAATGCAGATACACTCGAAAAGATGAGCGGGAATATTTTGCAGGCATACAGCCGCAGCCAATACACGCCAGAAGAAGTTGCGGACCTCATGAAGTCTGAGACTTGGATGAC